GGCAATTAAAGGCCCTTCCAGATAAGACCGATTACGCCAATAAAGGGCTGGTTGAGAAACTTTGTGGGTTCTTAGACCTGCGACACTCCGAACTGCTTCTTGTATAAATCCATTTATTTAAATACATTTATCCCGTAAATCCATTTAAGGATTACAGAACGGGAGCGTAAGTGATAAATAATCCAGCAGTAATTCGATTTGATAGCACTTCTGGCGCTTGGTCTGATGGTAAGAATTACGTCAAAGGCCAAATTATTCGCCGATATGCCATTGAGTCGCTAGGTAGAAAATCAGTAAGAGGGCGATTAAGCAGAGAAGAAATCTCGGCTTATTGGCTAGACCGATTCGGGGTGAACGCTGATGTTCAATGAAGGTATTTTCTTTGCACTTTATTGCACAACCCTTTGGATTGGATACCGCGTTTATATCAGCATCAAAGCTAAAGCGTTTAATGAAGGTTACAAGCGCGGAAGGGCCTCGAATCAATATGTCAGAGAGATCGTTAAGTGACTGGCTCTCGGACGCTGGTGACACCCTCGACGACAGGGGGCTTGAATATGGCGATCCGAGACACAATCTATTACGCATTTACACAATCGCAAGGTTGCTCGGTATTCAGCTCAGAGACCCAGCTGACGTGGCGTTGCTATTTATCGCGACCAAACTCTCAAGAATGGTGGAAAGTCCAGAGCGCGAAGATTCGTATCTCGATCTCATTGGATACGCCGCTATCTTGGGCAGATGCCGATTTTCAACACCAGAAGATTGGGACGACGTTGAGTCTGACTCGCAATCATAATCAGCATCAATGGTGTGACTATTGCAAGATGCGATGGGGACAATTGAAAGATGGGACTTGGCATCTCAAAGCACAAGTGCCAGCTGTATGGAAGGTGCAATCTGAAACGCCAACGCGGCGTATGCAGGTGCGCTTTTACTGCCAACCTTGTGCAAATGAAGCACAGAACTGGCCGGACGGAACGTTCTGGTCTTTGAAAGAACAATTGGAATATGCGATAGATGAATTCGCAGGGAGAGAGAAATTAAATGTCGAACTATCTTGATGATTACGTTTCGGTGCAGGATCGCTTAAAGGAGTTTATTAATGCCTATCCGGATTACAGAATTAAAACCCACGTCCTTGAGGAATCGCTTACAAGTGCTTGCGATGTCTATATTGTTAAAGTTGAGCTGTATCGCACTGAGGCGGATGCTTGCGCTTGGACTACCGGACTATCATCCGAGTCGAAGTCTAAACAGTATAGTTTGGAACTTGCGGAAACAGGCGCACTTGGACGCGCTCTTAATCTCGCTGGATATTTTGCAAAGCCAAGCGGTGTTCCAAAGAAACCAATACAGACAACAAAGCCAGAGTTGGCTGAATTCGTCAAAGAACAAAGACCAAACTACCCTGAACCGGTTGTCTGGGATGTTAGCGCTATTGCGGAAGAACTCGGAGCCGAAATAGTTGATGAGATACCTCTTTGCGCTGGTGGAGATGGACCGATGGTGCTTAAGACTGGAACTAAAGAAGGTAAGGAATATCGCGGTTGGGTGTGCGCAACGCCTAAGTCTGGCCATCCAGCTCGGTGGATGAGAATTGGATCAGATGGCAAATGGACATTCCAAAAATAAACGAGATGCACCCATTCAAGTGTGGGCCCTGTAAGAAGGTGACACCTCACTTTTATATCACCAAGTATGAGTCAGAGATTCAAGAGGGTGATTGGGTGTGGTTGATGGAGTGTCAGAATTGCTTCGAGCAGCGGTTATTTGATCCAATTGACCGAGTGATTAGTCGAGAGGACGAGATAAGCCGTTGCGACCAATGCGGTAATTACAAGATGAAAGCTGCTAAGTGCCGAATCTGTAAAATAGCCGATGGACAAGAGCGCATCAAAGAGCGCTACTGGAACGGCAACGCCACACTTGAGAGGTTCATTGATGCCGATATATGAGTTCAAGTGCGACAAATGTGAAGCCGTCAAAGATGTTGCACTTGGATTCGATATGCCGAAAGAAGTTACCTGTGATAAATGTGGAGTCTTGATGTGGCGAGTATGGACACCCACACCGACACACTTTAAAGGCGATGGCTGGGCAGGGAAGAAGTAATGCCAAAGCCTCATTCAATTGCATATATTAAACAGCTACTTGAGTGGGGCTTTGACAAAGAGTTTATCGCCCGAGATATGGGCGTAAATCTGGCTTCATTAGAAGTCCGGTTAAACAGAGCAAAGAAAAGGGAGCAGAATGGCAATCAAGGATCTGAGTCTGAAACTAGCGGCGATTAGCCTATTAGCAGACCAAGCAAAGCGCCTTAAAGACGAACTGAGGGCTGAGTTACTCAATGAGATGAACGCCATTGGCGCTGATCGAGTAAAGGCTGAACTAGGCGATGAGGTGGTTGCCTATATAACGACCAGTAAGCCAAAGTTCAAGTGGGTCGTTAAGTCGGATAAGAAGTTTATTGATTGGGTGAAAGCCAATGTGCCGAGTGAAATAGTTGAATCGGTAAGAGAATCGTCAGTTGATGCGATATTAGATAAATTCAATTACGTTGATGAGTTAGTTATTGATCCTAATGGTGAGCCAATTGATTGGTTGGAAGGTACTCAGTCAGAGCCATTCCTGATGACGAAGTTTCACGGAGATGGACGTGAGAAGCTAAGAGAAGCCATAATTGGATTAAATGGAAGCCAAGAGATTGATGTGAGAAAAGTATTGGAGTTGGAGGGGTGAGAGTCGAGCCGATTTCAAAACAACAAGCTTTTGAGATAGTAAAAAATCACCATTATTTAGGCGATCGTCGTTTCATATGTAAATATGCTTACGGCCTTTACATTGAAGATGATTTACTAGGCGCAGTTGTGTATGGGGGACTTAGCGTCCCAAATACGGCACAAGGAGCGTTTGGATTGCCTAAAGGTAATTACCCAGATTTAGCTGAAATGCATCGCTTGGTGCTTTATCCCAATCTCAATGGCGCTAATTATGGCAGTTACCTCGTCGGGAAAAGTTTACGTTTGTTAAAGTTACAAGGAATTAGAGCAGTTATTAGCTACGCCGATAGTAGTCGTCATTATGGTGCAATTTATCAAGCTTGTAATTTTATCTATTGCGGTTTGACCGCACCTAAAAATGATTATTTACTAGCAAATGGCAAAATTAAACAAAGAGGCAAAGTGGCAGGATTGCAAGGAAAATGGATTCCAAGAAGCCGAAAACACAGATATGTTTACCTAATAGATAAAAAAATAAATTTGTTATGGAAACAAGAAGCTTATCCAAAAAAAATGGATAAATGTATTTAGAAAGGCTCTGAACTGCACTTATGTTAACCTACTTGACAAGCCTGCTACCATCTCGCCAAAGCGCGGGCGCGGAGCTGGCCCTTAAGCGGAGGTTGAGGGAGGGCCATTGTCTTCGCCTGATGGCTACGACGCTAATTGCAGCTCTACTATTAACAATTAATACAACGCCATCAAAAGCAGATATGAATCTAAAATTATATGCTTATAACCTTCTCAGTTGGCGAGAGTTTCAATGCTTTAACTGGCTCATTCATTACGAGAGCAGATGGAATCCAAAGGCTAGGAATGGCTCTCACTATGGGCTGGGCCAGATGCGCTCTATTTGGTATCGAGACCTAAGCCCACAGGCACAGATTAAAGCCTCCATTAAATATATCCATCACAGATATAAAGACAGTTGTGATGCACTTACTCACTTCGAGCGCAAGGGTTGGCATTGAGTCACAAGCGATACAACACAGCGTATTATCAGCGCGTTCGAAGCGAGGTATTACAACGCGATTACTTCACTTGCCATTACTGCGGACAAGAGGCTAATACTGTGGATCACCTGATACCCATCAGTAAGGGCGGCACAGATGAAGCTACTAATATGGTTGCAGCCTGTATAAAATGTAACAGCGGTAAGCGCGATCGTATGACCCCTACCTTTTTTGAGCGCACACGGAAACCCACGACCCCCATCGGGAAGATTTTCCCTGAAAATGGC